CCAAAGCTCTTTTAAGATATCTATTAATTTGCCGAGAAAAGTTTGGACTTTTACAAACATTTCTCCCAATTCCCCATCCATAAGCTCTTTTATCTTAGAAGCTAAACCTTGCATAACTGGAAGAATATATGTGTTATATCCATCTATTAAAGTTCCAAAAATGGTTGAAAGTCCATTAGCTATTGAATCAAAAAAAGGTTTTAAATGCTCATCGTATAATGCGGTCACTAAATCGGAAAGATTTTGAATAACTGTCGATAATCCATCGGTTATTGTTTCGATAACCCCAAGTGTTCCTTCGACTGCGCTTTTTAATATATCCTTATTATCAATGAACGGCTGTGCGATCATATTCAGCATATCTCTTCCAAGTCTTGCACATAATCCCATAGCAGTCATTGAGATATTTGAGAATATCCCTATGATATTGGCTGTTATCTGCTGCGCAATTTCTCCACCAAATGCAGAAAATACCTCTGCTAGAGCGGATGAAAAATTTCCTTCAATTTGAGCAACCTCAGATCCAATATCAAACATATCAATTAAATATGTTTTTATTCTACTGGTGTTTTGCTTTAGAAATTTTTCTATTCCTCCAATAAGATTTTGAGCAATTGTTATTCCAATCCTCGAAAAAGATCCAGATACTCTTCCAATGGAATAGGCAAATGTATCTAAAAAATCACTTGCCGCTCCAATTACTTCTGGATCAGTAAATATATTCTGCAAGGATTTCCCGATAGAGTTAATATTTTCCTTAATATCATCAAAAATCGGTTTGTAATCGCCTAGTCCATCCCAGAATCCTTTTGATAGCAATTTGGCTAATTTTTTAAACTTCTTTATTATGGAATCAAGCGGCTTGGACATTTTTTTAATAGTCGTTTCGCCTTCTGCAAGTTTTCCGTAATCCACATTGCTTACTGCACCAGATAATCCTCCAGACGCTCCACCACTCCCGCCAGATGAAGATGGTATGGAAGAGCTACTATCTGTAGAGGTAGCTTTGTGTATTTCGTCCAATGAAGAAAGATAATTTTTTGTTTCTTTATTTGCCTTTTTCGTTGCCTTAGCATTATCGTTTGTGGCATCTGCCAGTTTCTCTGCATTATCGGCTGCCTGTCCATACTGATCTGCCGTATCTGCAACTGTATCTGTTCCGGCAAGCCCTGCGCCGCTTCCACCTGTCTGACCTGATGATTTCTTGCCAGTAATAAGCTCCGTGAATGACTTAAATGCGTTTGCCAGAGTCGCCAGTTTGCCGAGAAGAATATTGATTACTTTCAGAACAGGTGTAAAAATATTAATCAGCCCTTGTCCGACTGTTGCCTTGAGGGACTGCAACTGCAACTGCATCACTCGCACCTGGTTCGCCCAGCTGTCAGAAGTACGAATGAAGTCTCCAGATGCGGCTGATAACTGTTTCTGCACAAAAGCCAATCGGAGAGCAACTTTCTCCTGTTCGGTCATGGCAGATGTGGTTTTGCCATAGCCGTTTGCAAGTGCGTATTGGTCAAGTGCCGACTGGGTCATTACCACGCCGAGGTCCTTGAGCGTTTCTGTTTCGCCCGTAAACACTGATTTTAGCTTGATATAAGCCAAGTCTTGACTGATATTGTAAAATGATGCTACGTCACCAGTAAGCTGTGTCAGAGCCGTTGACATATCATAAGCCTGTGCCTCTGAGAATCCGAATGACTTAGACATTGCTCCGAACGTACCAACATACCTTTTTGCCATTGTCTCTGACAGTCCGGCTGAGACCATTGAATTCTTTGCAAATTCATTGACCTTATCCGACATGGTGGTAAATGTAACATCGACCACATTCTGAACTTCTGCGAGGTCGGAACCAAGGGCAACGCACTCTTTTCCAAACTGTACTAACTTACCAACTGCAAAAGCCCCACCAATCAGTAGACCGATTTTTTTTACAGCACTACCAAGGCTGTTAAATGACTGTTTAATCCTTGATACTCCATTATCAATTCCAGATGTATCAAACTTGGTATCAATAATAATTGAGCCATCAGCAGCCATGTGTCCACCTCCTAACTATTTGAGGTTCAACATCTCATTCAGCTTATCTTTATAAGCTTGCTCCTCATCGCTGAGACGTGTTTTTATATCAATAATGTTCTTGTTCTCTTGATAGAATTTCTTTTCCCATTTATCGAGCTTTTCGCCCTTCGCCTTTTTAGAACGGATCCCAACCACTGTATTAAAAAGGCATTCACCGGATTCCATAAAGTATCCAAAGAACGTCCACCAGTGCATGTATGGAACGGCTCTGATTTCTTTACCAGCAACCTTGTTTACAGCCGGAACGATCATATCTCCGTCTTGTTTCCAGTCCATCAAGCGAGGTTTGGGTTTATTCGGACTATCGTCAACTTGACCACAGTCAATAAACTCGCAAGCTTTCCGACAAGCTTCTACAAGATGTTCTGAGGGTATGCTTTGCCAATCCTCGAACAGAATCTGCAACATAACAACTGCTTTTGCCTGTTCGTCTAACTCTGGATCATTCTGCGCAATGAGAATATCAATGATTGCTCGAAAATCCGTTCTGATAGAAAAATCCACCCCACTTATGTTCAGTGAGGTGGGAAGCTCATAGGCGGTCATTTTTCATATTTCTCCGTATACTTGTTAACTGCTGCCTGCATTTTCTTTTTTCTCTTTTCAATTTCCGGTGCGATTGCTTCTGCGATCTTGTCCAGAACGATATAAGCAAATACCTGGCCATTACCGAATACAGTTGTTGCGGTAATTGGTTCTTTAAACAGGTCTTTTGATGCTTCGTAGCCAAGCAGATAGTTGATCTTATCTTCGAGCTGTTTATTTAACTCTGCCATTTCTTTTCCGGAAGTAACTTTCTGAATAGAATCTTTGAATTGTTCAAAATATTCTGTCAGCTCCTCTGCACGTGCTGCTACATTGATATCGGTCGGATTCAGTTTGAAAGAAGAAAAAACTTCGTCTTTGTTATTTGTGAATGTAAAAATGAGAATTCCATCATCAATTTTGGTGTTAATTATTTTTGCCATTTAGCATGTCCTCCTTGTATATGTGTTTATTCACTGTCGGCTGTGAATGTACCGGAACTGATATCAAATTTTCCTTTTACACGCTCACCAACGTAGTTCACAGTAAACGGAATCTGATAGCCGGATGTATCGCCGCCATAGGAAGTCGGTACAACGTAGCAGTCCTGCTGGTATGCTTCATACTTGCCTGCCGTGGCTTCTGTCCAGAGATGAACTTCAACTGCTTTTGTTTTGAGGTTGTCGTCTTTGAGACGTCCATCTACAATCTTCTGCAATGCTGTAAACAGATCAGAAGTAGTGTCTGCATAGAACGGATCAGCGTCAGAAGAAACTTCATAGCCGTTGTGTTTAAATGTGGATTCTCCAAGAATGTTTTTAGATGTTTCAGTATCTGGATTGAGTTCTACGTTATACTCTTCCAGGTCCTTTCCAAGACGCTCATATTTCGGCGTCAGTCCTCCACAGAGGGAACCTGCGTCAATATAATGAGCCATGTATTTACGGTCAATTTTGCCTGTAACTGCCATAGAAATGTCCTTTCTGCCTATAACTCTTAAAGGCTGTGTAGGTTAGCGACTATCTCCAATTGATAGCCGGTTAGTTGTTATATTTAAGTGGTGTAATCACCATTTTTCCCAGTCATATTCGTATTTTACTGTGATTGGAAGCAACCAGTCCTGTACGCCGTTCTCCTGCGGTTCTAAACCATAGGAGTTGTCACGTGTGATACGTTTTATCACTCGCCCCTGTGAAAGCTCTGGAAACACATTTAAACGCGTCTCAGAGCCATTTATAATAACTGGTTCCCGGCATATCCATTTACCGAGATTGTCAAGGAACTTCTGAACAGATAGTTTCTGCCTTTCTTTGTCAGATGCTGTACGATATACCACGTAAAATGGGTACTGACATACCTGATGCATCGTTCCGCAAACATCTTCTTTTTCTGAATAGATCAGCGCCCCGTTGTCTGCCGAGAACGCAATTCCGGACTCCTTGCCAAGTTCCTCAAACTTGATTGTTTCATTTTCATATAGTCCCGGATACTGGTTCAGAAGTGCTTTCATGGCATCTGTCAGAATCTCGTATCCGGTTGCATCTTTTCCGATAGGTTTATCCGCCATGTCTGCCACCTCCTGCCTGTGCTTTTACTTTGCGAATCCATGTGCTACCGTATTGTCGTTTAGCGGCATCGAACCACTTTGCTTGTGCCTGTGGGTGAATTTGTTTGGTGTATTCAAGATTTTCCTTTGCGGCTGTCTGACCAGAAAACTGACTAACAAGAACTTTCTTTGCTCCACGTCTTGCGTAGGGACTTCCAGTTGCTTCATCAACCATTCCTTTCCCCTCGTACAGAAAACGCCCATAAGGAGCCGCCGCCGCGCATACTTTCCCAGTTCCTTGCAAAGATGTACTCTCAACTCTTGTCCGATTGATAAAATTTCCGGTAATCATTGGCATAAATGGAACCATGCTGTCCATAACCATTCCGTCAAGGAGATACTGGGCTTCTTGATACTGTCTGGAAAACCTGTCCATATTCAGCTTGATTTTCATATCTCCATCGACTATGGAGAATCCTTTGAAATGATGAATCTTACTCATATTACTTACCCAGAATCTCAAAATGTGGAATCAGCGTATACGGACCGCCAACACTGGTAATCTTAAACACGTTATCTCTGTTCTCATTCATGTACTGATAGAATCCATTCCGATAATCGCTATCGGTTACCGTTCCGCCAATCCACTCACCCTCCCAGAAGAATGATTCATCCGAGAATGTAATAGTGTCCTCCAGAGCGTTGTTAATCTGCTGTTTCCACTCTTTAGGTGGCATCCATGGAAGAATCTTGCTGTCTTTATCAGTAATGGTTATATCGCCATTCTGGGCGGTATAGCGTACGTGTAACTGTGCGTTGTCTGTTGCGTCTGGTCCGTACTTCTTAAGGATTGCTCCTTTGTCCGTAATGAGGTCGACGCCGGATAAAACATGAGGATACCAGTACGCATCTCCAGTTGTGGCTGATTCGTAATAATTAAAAATCGTCACCGTTTTTTCGTACATGATACCCTCTCCTTAATCATTTATTTTTCAGTTTATCCACGTCAACTTTGGACGTTCGTTTCCATAATTCCGTAATCTTCTCCCATCCGAACATGGAAATAAATGCCACAATAAACCCAGCCATGATAGCTGCTAAAATCATATACCACAATATTGTCATGCGGATATACTGCATATACGCTACAAAAGCGGCTACAGTAATACCGATAGACAGTACAAGCACCAAGGCATCTGTCGGAATTTTCGACAGGAACCCAACATTTTTAATCACCTGTGTAATCACAGACACGCAAAATGCTAAAACACTGATTACTGCCAGAATCAGAGTTACATTTGTAAATAATGCTTCCATTACTCTAATACCTCCTTAAATTCTTTTTCAAATTCATCTTTTGTCATTGTGCTGAAATACCCTTCTTCATCACGCAATATGTAGTCTCCGGAATTTATGATTACCAAATCAACTCTTTCGCCATCTCTAAATAGAACAGAATATGTAGAAATCTTAATGTGTGGTGATTTAAGGTTGTTATTAATTTCTACCGAATCGCCAACAAACTTTTCGATTTGAGTTATACTTTCTGGAGTAGTAAAACATTGAATAGCTTCAACTATAGTCGGTTTTATTCGCACATATTTCATGCTTTCACCCCGTATGAGTCTAATGTTGAAATATCCATTATTGTCACCTCACAAATCAATTTTTCCAGACATTAAATCTGGTAAAAGTGCGTCTCTCAATTCTATCAAATATCTGTTTTCTTCATTGTTCAGATACATTATGTGTTGTTTCCACATCTGTAAAATTGAAAGCAATATAGTTGATATGTTGTTCTTGCTTCCATTTTCAAATTTCAGTTCTCCTGCTTTCTTCGTCATGGAAATAAAGTTTTCTTTTTCGATTTTTTTTCCGGTAAAAGTAAGCATTTGATTCATGGAATCCGCTGTTTCTTCCGACTGCTTGAACATCTGGAATATGTCATACAATCCGATTGATTTTGCAAGTGTTTCATTCATTGTCAGTTTGAGACCATTTTTCTCATTGATAACTCTGTTTAAGTCGTCAATGATTTCTCCATAATCTCTGTGCGCGAAATCATCTTCTTTAAATTCAAGGTATCGTGTTGGGAGAAGAGTATATCTGTTTTCTACTACAGTTTGAAAAGGCACGCTTTTTGAAAATTCGGCAACGCTTTTCTGATTAATAATAGAATCAATGGCGTTTTCCATCTGTTCATCAGAAAAAACATTAACAGCTTTTTTGTACGTTCTATTTTCGTGACTTGCCCCGCCAAACTGTCCATTTTGTTCTCTTTGCTCTACATCGCAAGTTTTACGCATATCTAAAAATGCAATATGTGTTGTCTCTTTTTTCTTGTTCAGTGTCAAAATGCAAGTTGCAATCGAAGTAGCTTCAAACATTTTATCTGGACACAAAATAACTGATTCTATCAGATTCTTCTCAATAAGATACTTTCTTATTTCTATTTCATTTTTTAGTTCTGAAGTTAATATCCCACACGGAAGAATCATTGAAACTTTTTCCTTACAGTTATCTAATGCGGTCAAAATAAAAGCAGAATTTGCATTGCTTTCTGGCGGCAACTCACAGTCATTAAAGCGAGTTTGCAACTGCGCAAACGGCGGTATCTTCCACTTCATATTATATGGTGGATTTGAAATACAACTATCTGTCTTTTCTGGCTTAAAATTTTCTATCTTTTTTACAGAAGAATATTTATCACCTTTCTTTACAAGATAAGTTGCAAAGACTTCATCCTGCAATGCATCACCATTTACAACAACTGCATCAATATTTCTTGCTGCCAAATTGAAAAGCAGAATCGGAATAACCGTTTTATCGTACTCATAGCATACGAATTTCAATTCATTATTCAGATTCCATTTTTGAATAGTCAATGCACCACTTCCGGCACATAAATCATATACAGTGTGTTCATTTTCTGTCCGTACCAGTTTTCCGACAAATTTTGCCAGTGAAACAGGCGTGTAATCCTGCATCTTTACTTTTCTATCGGCAAGGTAATACTGGAAGATCTTCTGTAGCCAATCAATAGACAAGTCCTCTACCAGATTACAGAATTTGTCGAAATATTCCGTTTTTCCATTCAGTACAATTTCCATCAAAGAATCTGGAATCTGTTCTGGGCTTTCAATCTTCAACAGTTCTATTACTTTACTGTTGAGTTCTTTTAATTCCATAATTACACTCCTGCATACAATATTGGTATCCCATCATCCGTCCTCACTCCCATCAGAAGCGGTAAAGCCGTCTTGTAAAGTAAGTCGTTCGTTTTCTGTACATCTCCAGTGGCGGCATACACCGCACTCCATTCCTTTGCACTTGCTCCGATCTGTTGAGGAGTTGCATAGGAAATGGATTCACTGCCAGATGATACAGATGTTACAACGCCTGTCGTGCTACCACCGGACCCAATTACGGTTGACGTACCGCTCGCAGCGGCATTGGTAGCATTCTTTTCAGCAAGCTCAATCTGATACATTAATTCAGCCAATGAACAGACCGCCTTTTTGATACGCTTCTGAGAGTGTTCGTTTGTTGGCAGCCCGTCCACCAGCCTGTCAAATGTCATTGTGTCCACAAAATCACTAGCTCTTTCTGCCAGTCGTGGAAAGTCGGCTTCTGGCACGACATTGCCGAATGATTCTGTATAGAATTTATAATCTGCATAAGCCATGCCAGTTACCTCCCACGATCATCATTTTGCTGTTACAGTCGCATGTCCGGCACTCAACGCCTTATAGGTACTGTCACACTCAACCACTGTGATCATCTGCCCTGTTGCTGCGGTAATGTCAGCTTCTCCATCCCACGCAGTCCAGTTCTTCACATTCTGGCCGTAGTCTACGGTAGTCTCAGAAGATGCGACTTTGTACTTGTACACATTTCCTGCGCTTGCTTTTGCCGGAGTAATGGTTACTTTAGTATCTCCACTTTTACTTCCTACCGCAGAGTTTACAGTCAGAGTTCCAAGCGTCTGAGTTGTGTTGATGGTTCCGACAGCAATAGCATCAATGTACTCTGCAAAGAGGGTAAGTCCCATGATTGCGAATGCTTCGGATACTGCTGTGTGATAGTTGCCCTGTGTGTGGAATCCGATCAGGTTTGTCTCGCCAGATACGGTATATACCAGACCTGCTCTCGCAAAGTCAGATTCGTTCGGGTCTACATAGTACAGGACGATGTTCTCAACAGGAGTAGCAATAACCTGTCCTCTTGGAATCTCGCTGTCAGACAGTAAGAAGATTGTATTGAATCCCATAAAGTCTTTCATGTACTGGAATCCAAACTGATTCTGAATAGAAATCTCAGCTGCACCGATATACTCATACACATCCAGAATATTCACAAATCCAACAACGCCAGTCACATTTCTGTGCATCTGCTTGAATTTGTTCTCAACACGACCTTTAGCCATTGCCAGAGCCATCTGGAAAGTAGTTTCTGTAAATGTGAGGGTACCTGTTTTCAGATAATCATAAAATCTTTCAGTAACATTGGTCTGGAGCTGGAAAAGGAATTCATCATCGGTCATCTGAACAGCGTTCTCGTAACCGTGATCCTTGATTGCTTCGATAGATACAGCCTTTGCGTACTTCTCAATGCTCATTTCTGCATAAGGCTTTTCTTTTACAGTGAATTTGCTGTAAGGGATTTCCTCACCCTCACCAACATTTCCATCCTGTAATGTACCTTCTGCATATTTTGATTTAAGAACCGCTCCGGGTGTCTTTTTGATAGGTCTCATGATACCCAGAATGTCACGTAAGTGCTGCCAGTTTCTTTCGAATCTGGTTACAAAGTCAATCTCACGTGCTGTGACCTGAATATCATTAGTCATAATAAGATTTGTTTTTGCTGGCATAAAAAAATCCTTTCTACCCATAATTGTTAAGGTATTGGGTTAGCGGCTATACTCTGGCGTATAGTCGGTGTAAAAAATCACTGGAATAACTGGATATTCTGAGCAATTGCAGCCTGTCTCTCGGACGGGTCTTTGATTGCTTCAATATCTTTTTTAGTCATGCTTCCCGGTGTCTGCTGCTGTCCAACATGAGTGGTAAATCTTGCCTGATTCTGCTGAGCCTGCTGCTGAGATTCGTCTACAAAAGCGGATGCGTCAGTCTGTTTCATTTGCTCGATCAAGTCATTCAGCCCAAGGATTTTACCGTCTTTCAGCTTCAATCCGGCTTCTTTAATGTCTGCCATAACAGACTTCTTTGCAGCCTCACTGGAAAATTTAACATCATCAAGTGCTGTTTTAAGTGCGTCTGAAAAATCGCGGTCATAGATCTTCGCATTGAATTCCTTTTCTGCATCCTCGGCTTTCTTCTTCCATTCAGCAAGCTCTGTCTGAATGTTCGCCGGGTCGATACCGTCAAAACCTTTTAAGGTTTCTTCTGCTGTCTCAGCACGTTCTTTCCAGTCATCACGTTCGCTCTCAACTTTCGACAGAGTTTTTGCAACTTCCTTAGCATTCTTATAATGCTCAGAGAGTGCCTTTTTCACATCTGCCTGTTTATCCTCCGAGATCTCAATTCCAAATGATTTTAATGTGTCAATAAGTTTCTGCATATACATCCTCCTGGTCGTGTTTATTGACCTGCCGCCGCAGGTAAATGGATTAAGCCAGTTAGACCACTGGCAAGGTAATGGGAAAGATAGGAATTGAACCTATAATGTTTACCACGAGGGAACGGTTTTACAGACCGCCGCAACACTGCCAATAGTTGCCACTTTCCCAGAAGACACCTTTTCGGGACTATTTGGATTAAATTCCAGTCCACAGGATAAGGATAAACCTATAATCGGAATGGCAGGAATCGAACCTGCGGCACATAGCTTATAAGGCTACTGCTCTACCACTGAGCTACATTCCATTAACCCGGATTCCCGGGTTAGCAAGGTATTTATCGTGTTATGCCTGCCACTATCCGACTTTCACGGAGATGTTGTTTCATTTACAAAGAGGTGTTACCAGTCAGTCAAACCGGCTAATGAATATGCCGGAAATTGCATCCGCTTTTCAACCTCCAGATTCCGCTCGAATCTGTTTCTCTTAAGGACATATTCACAAAGAAAGGAGGACATGAAACGAAAAAGAAAGCAAAAACTTCTAATCAGCAAGCCCTACAAGGTTCACCATGCCTTGCAAGATTATAGTATCACATTTTTTTTAAAAAGTTGTCCCCACATTTGCAGGAATCAAAGCATACTTCTCAGTTTTTCAACGTATCTTTTAACAAGATCACGTTCCTCCCGACACTCTGCGTCCTTGGATATATCGCTCAATTCCGCGGTAAGCTCATCCATGTGTTCTTCCAGTGCAGCAAGCATTTTTCTTTTGCAGTCTTCAGACTTCCCGGAGCGATAGCTCTGCTTCTGTGTCATGTAGTCATCGTAAGTGTCTCGCCCATCAGAGCGGCTGTAATGCCCTCTGACATAATGTTCACCACGTCTGGCATAAGAATTGCCCCGGTCGTAATCTGGCATCATTCTGCCGTCACTTGAGCTGTATCTCCCCATGCTGTCATGTTTTCTTCCACGCTCGCTGTAATCGTCATTGTATCCGCTACGCATCTCATCAAGGACCGTGTTGTAATACTCCACTTTCTTGTCCCAGTACTGTGTGTTCTTTATATCTTTGTACATATCAATCAGCTTGTATGTCATTTCCAGATTTCCAGTAGTCAACCCACTGTCAGCGATTTTGGACAGTTCGTCTTCAATTCTTGCACATAAGTCTTTAATGTCTCTCATAATCACACCTCCTATGCTTCTCTGGTCACGACAATATTTGCGTTCGCAACAGAAATTGCCTGATCGCTTGTATTCTCTACTGCGATATTAACACAACATCCGCGAGGTACATCAATATAGATACCAGAGGACACATTATTGTACTGGTCCACTGCCGCCGGTGTGGAGATCATCTGAGAAGATAATACAGGTTCTCCAGAGATTGCAATAGCCAGAGAAATAGCTCCGACAGTACCGCCTGTTGGAATTGCGATATTACCAGAAAAATCCACAAAGAATCTTGCTTTGCACTGGTTAGTCATTCCTCTCAGTGTAATAATTCCACTTCCCTCTCTGTGCTGAATGCAGTTAGAACCCTTAACTGCTGTGTTTGAAAATACTACGTTTCCATTTGCTGCTACAGTCTGAGCAGCTACATTTGTAAATTCTGCCATAAAAATACTCCTTTCATATCACAAAAGGACAGGTCTCAGCCTGCCCCTCTGTGTAATACGGCATAAGCCGACATCCGAAATCAATCGAAAGATACTCTCGATATGAAGTTATCAGCAATTACATCCAGTGTTGCATCCACATCCGTAATATGTGTTTGGGTTAGGAACCTGATATGCCGGAATCGGTGCCGGATTGATTGCATTAATGAGCTGCTGTGTCTGAGATGCCATTGCAGTTGTAAGAAGTGCGCTCTGGCGATCCTGAGAAGCGGCGCGTCTGAGGTCGTTGTTTTCAGCCTGCAGGTTAGAAATCTTTTCATTGCAAAGATAATCAAGAATTGCTCTTGTTCCTGCGTTCTGGCTGTCAATAATGTCTCTTGTGTTGCTGTTCATGGTGTTCTGGATTGCACAAGCATTGGTGGCCATATCGTATCTGATCTGCGCCTGTCCCGCTCTGTTGTCGCAGCAACACTGAGCTAACTGAGACTGCAATGCGTTTGTATTCTGCATATTCGCTACAGTATCGGCATTGATTGCCTGCTGGATTCCAAAGCCGGTCTGCATGATGTTTGTGTTGATTCCATTGAATCCGGTAAGCATACCGTTATTCATGGCATAAAAGCCATCACACAGGCCGCTATTGATTCCGTCAAGTTTGCTGATTACTGCGGAGTTATCAAATCCTCTCTGAATGTCTGCTTGAGTAGCTGCTGTGGCTGCATATCCGCCGCCATTGCCGTTATTGCCCCATCCGTTGTTTCCCCATCCGCAGAATACGAACAAGAAAAGCACGATAAGCCACCATGCACCATCTCCACCAAACATGCCGTCATTATTTCTGCCATTTCCAGTAGCAGCGGCAATGTCTGCTAAGCTATAATTTCCATCCATAGTTATAATCTCCTTTATTGTGTATTTACATCAATCTGGCCAGATTGTAATGTACTATTTCATTCCTTTCAGCAGATTCTGAAACTGCCCTGCCATCTGCTGAACTTGGTTAAGCTGCTGTTGAGAAATCTTTCCAGACTGCAACATTTTCTGGACTTCTTCTTTTGGGTTTCCTTTGTAATTCTGTTTAAACTGCATAAACTGCTGCATCATCTGCATTGGCCCATTTCCCTGTGGCATTCCACCACCAAGCGCGTTAAATAATGGATTACTCATCTGCATTTCCTCCCTTGACTGCTGATTCCTGTACGGCATTAGCCCTAACAGGTTCAGAAAATGAATTTAATCGGTTTATGATAGCTTCGTATTTGCTTTTCAAATCATCGTATTCCTGTCGTGTGACATATTTGCTATCCATGTTCTGAACAGGCTGTTTAGGTGTCATCTGAGCGCCTACCTCGTGATATTCAAACGTCCGTAATGGTTGTGGCATACCGGAAACGTCTGTTGATTTTATAAAGAATTTTTCTGATTCTGAATCCATCAGTAAAACACTTGTCCCGGGTGCTACCAGATAGGATTTTGCGCCTACTTCGCCGGATACCCACAGGATACCGCTATTATTCTGCTGTGGTTGCTGTACTGGTTGAGCTGGAATCTGGACAGGCTGTTGCTGGAACTGGTTCATCTGCCCAGGAACGCCAAAACTATATTGATAAGGATTGTTATATAATGCCATCTTATACACCGCCTTTCTGATTATATTTTTACATAAAAAAAGAACCGGAAACAGGTCGTTTCTGGCTCTAATTAGTATCCAAAAAGTATCAGCACACTTTGATTATTTTATTGTTTACTCGGCGGCTTAATCGTTTCGCCGTAGATATGCTCACGTTCATCTGTTCAGCGCAGTATTCAAGCGTGTATTCTTTACATCTCAACCGAAACAATCTTTCTTCGTCCGGCGTGAAATTACACTCTACTAAGAATCTGTCTATATCTTTCTTTGTGAACACATATAATTTCATGAGCATACCTCTTATTAATGCAATTAACGCTGATTCTGTGCAAGATAATTTGTAAGCTTCTGTTTTGTTTTTTTTAATTCCTCTACATTGTCGCCGCTAATCTGGCTGTCCAACATGGTTGACAAGACTTCCAAAATAAGGGAATCTCTCTCAGCTATTCTTTTTAACGTTTCAAAATCTCTTTTATCGTGGTCTTCCAGAATTTCCACTCTCTTATTAAGCCGAAATGCCGGAGCAATCCATTTAAAAATAACAGCTGCTGCCCCTCCAATAATTGATACCCCTCCACAAATTGAAAGAAAAAATTGAATAAATTCCTGTATGCTCATTTAGCTACTCCTTTTTCCCAGTAATATACCGGGATTTCGTTTCCACTATTCCACGTATCGAAATATTTGCCGTCTTGTGCCGTCACAACATGGCCATCTATGCAGAGAATGTACGTGCCGGTCGGATGATCTGCACAAAAGTCGTTGACTGTATAGATATATCGTTCTGATTGTTCAATCAGTTTGCGTCTGTATCCACGCTTATAGAGGTACGCTCCCCAGACATAATTTGCACTTGGCATATCTGACAGAGTGCACGCCTGTATCATTAATCCGGTGAATACCGTTTCCCAGTCGAACCCGGTTGCTTTGCATATTGCCCGGACAACGCAATCTCCTGTTCTCTTATCCTTAACAGGATTCGGATTGAAATATTCCCATCTATCCATCAGTCAATCCCCTTTGCTGTCTTATATCGTCTTGCCGCTCCTCTGGCTTTAGCGGCGTTCTGGCGGTTCCACTTAGCGATCATAAGTCGGTCTTGTAGTTCCCTCAGGCCATTCCGTTTGCAATAATCTTTATATGCAGCATTTTGTTTCTGTAAAAGATAAGACTTTCGGTCAAGGTCTTGTTGGAGGGCGAATTTTGCCTTTTCATTCGGCGCATTGTCGACTCCTGCTTGCAGTCCAAGGACTTCACGCTTTGTTTTTCGGATTCTTCGCTCGTAAGCACGTTGCCGCTGTTCTTTTTCGTACTGCTTGCCTTTATCAGCTTTATCCTGTGCTGATAGTTCTGCATAGGGATTAAATTCTCCATCACTTGCCCCGAAACTATGCCGACAGTTGACGCCGGACAGTCCGCTTGCTGTCCCATATCCGGTCAATGAGAACGGTGGAAATTTTTTACTCTTGCCAGAACGAGAGTATATCTTGCCTTGCCACCATGAATGGTTTCCGGGATTCTCGCCGCCGTCACCTGTTCTGGCTCCTATGTGTGCACTGACAAGAATCAAGTCCCAATCCATTTCTTCCATGCGCTTTAGAGATATATCTCCCGTAGCCTGTGCCACACCAGTTCTGACAGAACGTGCAACTGCGGTTTCAATTGTATCGCGTCTTTTCTTTCCTGTCTCTTTGTTTATGTATTCAACATATACGCCATCACTCACAACGTTATTAACCGCCTCTTTGATGGCTTGCGTATACCCAACTGCCCCAGTCATCACATGATTATATGCAAGGTCACATTGTTCGATATAGAGCCTCTGAGCGGCACTTGCGGTTGTCCGTGTGAAGTTCTTCCACTCGCCCATGGTCGCAAGCATATTTCGTTCCATGAGTCTTATCATTGTTGGTGACTGTTCAAGCGGCACAGGACTTAATCCTGCCGCCTTATATACCTTATCATCATACTCCATTGCAGTGATTCCGGCATCTTCAAATGCTTCAAGAAGCTCCTGTTGCTCACGTTTGGTGTATCTGGATAGTTCTGCCAGAATGTCTTCTAACAGTTCACCGGATTCCTGTAACGTTCTGATTCTCCACGCATCAGCATTGGTCAGAATATAGTCCTCGCCCCTGCCGATTCTTGCCATCATCCGTGATACGATCTCAGAGATGATATACTGGTGCAATTCTTCAGCAATTTGTTCACTGCCCTCTGTAATTTGTCGTAAATATTCAGGACTAAGTATAATATATCACCTCTTTCGATAAATGTTGTGGTACATGTTTTAAAAATATGCTACAATCAACCTATTAAGGAGGTGTCGCAAAATGTTTTTAAAACTGAAAATTTATTGCACTTGTAATTGCAACTATTACGTAAACGAGCAAATTAACACGGAAAAGGTAATTTGCCCAAACTGTGGTAAAGAACATCCGTCTTCATCACAAATTATATCTATGCTTCACATGGCTAAGTGCATTGATGATGGCAATGTCCCTGGCGTAAATACAGTAAGGACATTTGCTGTATCCAAGCGAGAAGATTCTGGCTGTTAATAATGTTATTGCAAAGTGGAGAGGAGTTTTAATCCTCTCCGCTTTTTTTACTTAATTCACTAAAACTCTCTTGTAATTGGCTTTGGAATTTCGCCTGTCAGATATGCGAGGTATTTTTCTTCCCTTGTTACCGGCTTGTCTGCCATCTTTTTACTCCTCTCCGAATAGTGTTGGTTCCTTTGGCTCGGCTTCTTTGACCATTGCTTTCGCTTCTTCCTCAGTCATTCCTTCAAATTTCACGAAATACAACCATGCCGGAACCTTGCCAGTGGTCACATACTGCCACCATCTTGCACGGTCGTTTTCTAGCACATACAGGATGTCTCCAAAATCATAATTGACTTCATAAGCTCCGACAGGTGCAAGCCCATACAGGTCAGCGTAAACGTTCAGTGCGTAGATAACATCATCAAGGCAACTTTCCAGTTTGTCTCGAACATCTTTAATGAACTGCACCGTCCTCTGCTGTTCTGCTTCTACTCCTGTAGCCGTCTGAATGCCGCTAGATTCGTTAAAAACAAAGTATCCGTTAGAGAATCCAATCTTATATCCTAACTGGCTTAAAAGGGCATTTATGCCGCTTATACGAGTATCTGTGTTGAGTTGTGGATTGATTTCTTGATAGAATTCTTTCTCGTCCTGTCCGAATACATTCTTGACAAAGTGTGGTAAACTCATTTCTTTTCGTCTGTTATCCATGCCCTGTGGTGACATAGCTGATACAGGTGTACCGCTTGGCATCAGCAGTCTATCATCTGCCAGAACAATCTTCTGAGAATCGAAAATTTCTCCGGCATTTCGGCTGTATGCAATATCGAGGTCTTTCAGCTCTTCGATAGCTTCTGCAAATATCGGAAGCCCAAGCGGTGTGCTAATGTCTACATTATTCGCTTGTGGTGTCCGCAGCACTCCGTACAGAGGTCCGTCCAGCTTCTCGCCATTTGCTTTGAGAATTGGTGGCGTGTCTGCCATAAGGTCAGCCCATTTGGTCTGTTTAAGGTCGATTTTGTCACCGATTGACTGAGGAGATTTTGATACATAGGCTCTGTTTGAAACATAATACGGATAGGTCGTCACACCGTCCACGGTAGTCTCAATAAACCTGTGATATTCGAGCCTTGTGTAGTATTTTCTACCAACAGTATAAGAATCTTTAAATATGATTCCCTTAATCTCCTGATTATCATAATCCACGATCATCACATCTGCCGGAGTGAATACGTCAAGGCTTTCGCCGTTTGGCTTGATGAATACTGTTCCGTAAGCACATCCGTATTCTACCCAGTGCCGGATTTGGAAATATACCTTGTCTATCTGCTCCTGTAGCCACGTAGCCCTTGCAGAGCCGTCAATCTGAATGCCGATCGCCAGTGTTGCGAGCCGTGCTGTTTCTGAGCAGACGGATTTTGCAAAATTAATCGTCTTGATATTATTCTTGTCATCTATCCATTCCGGTACTCCCCTGTAAATGTTCGCGCACCGGTTAATCAGTGATTCCATTTCTGGAAATTCTGCCGCCTGGATATTAAAGTCCTCTTCGGCTTGTTTTTTGAATATCATGTTAAACCACCTTTTTAGTGTTGTTATAAGTCCCATTTAGTCACCTGTCGCAATCTTCTTTCCACACGTCGGACAATAATTAAGATCAAACGGTCTGGAAGTAATGCTTCCTTTTCGGTCTTTCATGTACATGTACAACATACAGCCGTATATATATTTGTTCTTCTTACATTCTGGATTATCATAGTATTCTTTGCAGGAAGCTAAATTATCACAAAATTTACACATTATGCACTGTGCCCCCTTCTCATGGACAATGGACTGGTTGCGTATCTGAGAGAATCTATCCAGTGATCGTTTCCATCTGGATAATCTGCAATCACTTCTCCATTGCTATCTACTTCATGTTCATAATTGATAATTTCCTTGTATGCTCTAGGCGTTCGTGCCGGATCAATGACTAATGTTCGGCACTGTAACCACTCAAAAGTATATTTGCGGCTTCCCGGTGTAACAATGGCCCTACGTGCTGGAAGCCCTGCATCTCGGAAGTCAATAATACTTTCTTCTTCATCAACTCCGCAAGATATTGAATAATCATCATATCCTTTTTTCTTTATCTGGTTAGCCATTTCCTTGTTTCTTATCTTGGAGCCTCCAAGTTCGTCTAATAAAAAAACTTTTTCCTGATTAGGAACATAAGCTACACGGAGAAATGCTTTAGGATCTGGATACCACCCCCAGTCCTGTCCCTGGTAGATACTTTGAAAGCTCTGAATCTCTTCATCTGTAATTTTTCGAATTTCTAACAGTTCGAAAATATTTGTTCCAAGTCCAACAGGAAGACCGAGATATTCATGGTCGTAAGCTCTCTGATTTGTTTTCTTCAGATGCTCTGCATCATCAATAAATTGCTGACCAAGCCATTCAACAGGAACTGATCTATAATCGCTCTTGTGTCTGTAGCTGTCAACTCTCGGTTCCTCCACATACACGTTCGCCCAGTTGCTCCGGCTGATCGGTGGATTAAATGTCTTAAATACTTCAAATTTGCTTCCACCACGAAGTACAGACTGTTGAACTGTACGGATTTCTTCAATTCCGGCAAACTCATCAAGCTCCTCAAACCAAAGGTACTTGAAATATCCTTTTTTTACTTTTATGGACTTTGTTTTCTTAGCTTTATCCAGTCCTCTGAATATGATCTTTTGTCCTGTTGGCTTATACACATATTGCATAGGACTTAAACTGTCAGCCCATAAATCACTTGCTCCAAGCGCATCAATTCCCCATGCGATCTGTTCATACACGGATTCTCTGAGCGTATTACCGACTTTCCGAAAGATTACAGCATTTGACATTAAGCCATTCTCTGCATCCTGCATCATCTGAAACGGAATCATGCCGCCTACAAAAGATGATTTTGTGGATCCACGTCCACCGTACAGATCATAGTAAGTGTGTTTACCATCTAAAATATCCCAAAACACATTGTAAAATGCTGGTGCCACAATCTCATTCAGTTTGATAGCGTTACTTTCCATCCTGTTTCTCCGGTCTTGGAATATTGTTCACAATCGTAATCTTTCCGTCTCCGAAATCATCATTTTTCTTGTCAGCGTCCCAACCCTTGAAGTTGTTTCTAAGACTAAACTGAGCACCATTGGAACCATCACGATCAAACAGTCGTTCTTCTGCATACTGTTCTACTCTGGCTTTCGCGCGCGTAATCGTGTCAACAAACTCTGGTTTTGCTTGATAGTTTAAAAGAGCCTGTCTGCTTGTAAATCCAAGGGCCAGAGCAAGTCCTGTAACGGTCGGAGGGTGAACGTCTACAAAAACGGGAGACCCGAATTTATTAAACATTTGTTTGCCTTTGCTATCAGTTAAAGGATATCCTTTACAATACTCAAAATATTTTTCGATTTTTTTTTCAATTTCATCCACCGTTTTATACATGGGTGGTTTTCCCATTGGCATTCCCACGTTCTCACCTCCAAACAAAAAACTGCCACATATGGCATATAGTCATAGATATATACTATATTACCATACATGGCAGAAAAATTTGTCCCCACATTTTAATATTAATTGTAGTATTATATTTCTCTTAGTTTTCTTAGAGTATCATAAAACATAGCCATTGCCTTGCGCTTGTATGCGTAGAAATCGTCTCGCTTTGCCGGTATGTATTTCGTTTTCATGATACGGTCATAGGATTTATTTGTTACAATAGATTCATACACCAGGAGCTCAATCCCTGGAGGGCAAGAGCTTATGCAGCAGTGCAAAATATCGTGTCTCTGCTCTGGTGTAGCTTTCTGGCATATATCCTTTAAACGGTTAATGTCTTCCGGGTATACGCCAAAATCAACAAGTGACTTTTGCCTGGTTCGCATATCATCACCGCCTTTTTATTGCTATTTACGCTTGCCACCAAAATGTGCAACCAAGAAAATAGTGCCAAATGATCCGAATATTATTCCAAATGTAAATGCTATTAAACTATCAATCATTCTTCTTCATCTCCTCCAACTTCTTTTTAGCTTCTTCACGAGAAAAATAAACCTTTGCTTCTTGCTTCTTTTCTAAAACTCCGTTAATAATTTGTAAATGAAAGCCTTTTTTATCAATATGAAAAGCATCCACTTTGTGTTCTACGATTCTAAGAGGTTTTCCTATAATATCATACATTGTATCTCCAACCTTACACGGCAGCCTCACAAGCAAGCCCTGTTCTTCTAAGTCTTCATATTCGGCAAGTTTATTACAGCATTTGTTATGACCGTTGTTTCTAATGTCAGTTTTTGGAATTGCCTGCCGATGTTCACCATCGTCAATCCACTCTGTTAATCTCTCCATCTACTTCACCTCTTCCATCTGACTTTCTACAGTATCTGCAAGCAACTTTAAGGACTTAATAAGCGAGTCAATCAATGTTCTGTCTGGGTTTTTAACAAATATTCTAGCAAGTCTTATAGCCTCTTTGAGCTCCTTCTCATATTCAATTACGTCTGATGCTTTTACTAATTCATATCCCGGTGCAAGGTCGGCATTTCTTGTTAGTTCTTTATTGCCATAGAACTTTAATATATCCGGGATCTGCTGCTCTTCAAAGGGATATGGATACGCTTCTTTTCCGCCGTACCATCTATATCCCTGTTTCTTTGCTACTTTCAGAATATTTTCATACTCTTCATACGTTCTGATTAATACGCATTTATTCGCTAAATCAATCATCTACTTCACCTCCTGCAATCTCATCAATGCACTGATTCCAACCCTCCACAAATCCTGCATCAAATGTATTAGCCGGATAATTTCCATTGTCTTTCTCTGGCAAGTCCATAAGCGGACACCAATCAGGTCTTGATTTGCTTTCGCAATCATAATGTTCTTCTGTCATCAAAATTACATCATAATCTAAACAGTCAGCTAATTCACAGCATCCCTCATATTCAAGATTTCCACAATATTCAGTTCCGAACGGGCAGCCATAACAATTTTCTGGCGTGTCAATCACTAATACTGATTTGCTCATTCAACTCCACCGCCTTTCACGATTTCGATTGCTTTACTAATAAGGCATACCGTGCAGTCCGATGCTCTACACTCTTCTCCAAAACAATCTTTGGTCACTGGTGATGTCATTATTTTTTCAACTTCTTCTAATTGCTCAATAACCTTGTCCGCATCAAAAGCTGTCGGCTGTTCGTCAACAGCTTCACACATAATTTCCGGGCTAAATGTTTCTCTCCCTGTGTTCAAAGAACTATTAATTGCTTCTTTCAGTTTATCTGCATTAATCAACCTCATAATCTTCACACTCCTCCGCATATTCATAACCGTCCATATCGTCACATCTGCACTGGCAGGAATCCTGTTTAGTACAGCAGATGCAGCATTCTGTTTCACCGTCCGGACAATCTAATTTACATCTTCCCATTTACTCCTCCTTATATGGTTCTGGATAGTCCATCCATGCAACTACTGTTCCACCTAAAAATTTTTTATCCGTTCTCCAAATTCCATCAGTAGTATGCGCCTGCTCTACTAACATTATCCCATCATCGAACATGACGGTAGCAATCACATATTTAGATGTTTTTTCGAACATTCCTCTTTTCCAGTTATCCGTTCCTTTGAATTTTGCAAATATAGAATCATGTTCTTCCGGCAATCTCTCTTTTACTGGAATCCAACCATTTTCTTTCTCATCATCCATATTTTCGATATAACCCATGATTTTAAGTCCCAACTCGTAAGCTGTTCCCTCAAAAGGTCTTCCATAAGGATTTATTGTCCTTTTTATGTAATCGTATATTTTATGTTTATCACTCATACTTTCACCTCAGAATCCGCTGGCATCTGAAAGACCATTTTATTCATAAGCACTTCTCCAATAGCTTCAGCCAAAAGTTCATTTTCTTTCGATGCTGACGCTTCTGCGAACATCTTTCCGATATTTGGCACTGTCATTGGAATCAACTCTGCGTCTGCATAGGCTTCCTGGATCATATCCAGTACTTTCATGACTTTTGTTTTGGTGGAATATTCAGCGATAATGCAACAACTGCCTTGACTTCCGACATATATTGATGCCGCTCCATTAATGTCTCGAATTGCAATACTGAAAGCATTATCAATATTTACTATTATTGTTTTATCCTGACTTCTGATTAACATTTTGCGTCCTCCTTATCTTCATAATTCATCACAATTGTAATTACCTGCACCAGAACTTTCTGAATCTGATCGTAAATGTGATGATCGTCAGTTCCGAAATGAGAGTTCAGTTTTGCATCTTCCTTGCCTTTCTTGTAGCAATCTTCCATAAATTCAAAACTGTATATATCATCTTCCTCAATAATTTCACCATTATTTCTCCATTCGGCAATCATCGCTTCTTCAACCAGTGAATTTACAACCTTATCTGAATCCTCATTACCGTTCAGGCATTCTACGCAACGGTCAATGAATCCTAACTTGTCAGCGTACATATACGCTTTTGCTATTCCAGATGTATACTCTTTGAATGTTTCTTCAACCTGTTCTTTGAAATCCTCTGGTAAATTAAAAATATCTACTTCCAGTCCTCTTGGAAGATTTATTGTGTACTTTCTCATTTTGTATCCTCCTACTTCATAAAAATCACCCATCTGGTCTTCCCACGTTTATCTCCTAACAGCGGTTTAGTACCAAAGCATTTCAATACTTCTGAAAATAAAAGTTGCTCATCGCTCCATTTAAAAACTAAAATTCCATCATTTTCTAACACTCTCATGCATTCATCAAATCCGGCTTTCAAATATGGTTTCCAATCTTTTGGAAGGATTCCGTATTTTTTAGCAAGCCATGAACTGCTTCCTGCATTAATCAAATGTGGTGGGTCAAAAACTACAATTTTGAATGTTTCGTCATCAAACGGCATATTTCTGAAATCCATGTTTATATCAGGCTTTATTAAAAGTTCTCTTCCGTCACACAGCGTTGTACGAACCTCTCGATTGTCTGCAAACAGTACATCTGGATTCTCCTTATCAAACCAAAACATTCGGCTTCCGCAACATGCGTCTAATATCTTTTTCATTTTCCTCACTTTCCCCATGTAAGCAACTGGCACGCTATTGTGCAGTTGGTACATGATTAATCGGTCTCTACCTTTGAATAACTCAATCTATACGCCCTCTGCTCTGTCGGATCCTCGCTTACCAACAAACCATTATCAAGCAATAAATTAATATAATTCCTGGCAGTAGCCATTGAAATGTCTAATCCATCTGCAATATTTCTTGTAGACGGCATATAGTGGTGTTTACGGTAATATTTCAAGATAAAGTGATATACCGCTTTATACATCTCCTGTCCCTCTTTGTGTTTGCGCTCTGTGTTGTATTTTCCCATGGTCATTACCCCCAATCTTGTGATCCGCTGCTATTACCCTTTATTCCATTCCTCATAGCTGTTGTACGTCCATTTACTCCATAAGCTTCATGCAACCCTTTATGATATCCATTTCGATACTCCTTCTGGTTATTATGATATAATTCAATAAAATCATTGATATCATAATTTTCTTTTGGATTAGCTGTTGCGTATTCCTCTGCTTCCTTCCTTGTTCCGTAATTACTCAATTCAGCACAACGGATAAATTCGCTTTTGTCCATGCCTATTTATTTCACCTCTAATCGTTAATACGGAATCTCAAATCAAGATTCAGTTCCTCTTTGATTGATCTCCTATAATCCTCCCAGGTTGCCATGTCATCCATCAGATAATCAGCTCCCCTGTCCATGCCGTCCATGAATTTCTGGCAGCGCTTCTGTCCAAATCCGAAATCATCATGCAAAACGGCAATTCCAAGGATTGTAAATGTATCACGTGTCATTTCTTTGATCTTCTGCGCAGCTTTATCCAGGTCTTTACTAGCTAAAGAGGTATGTACTCCTGTAATCCCTCGGAATTTTATTTCCCTCTCGAGTGTTTCTATACCGCCGTCTCTAACGATTCTGAGTGCCAAGTCAAGACCGTCTTCTCTCCCTCGCTCATACTCCTTCATTTTGTTCATTGGTTTTCTCCTTGTTCAGATTTTTAGCTCTCTTATGCATCTTGTCCAGATAATCCGCATAGGCTGTAAGCATGTGATCCACAAAGCCGTTTTTATTATATTTGTCTGATACAACGTGTATCTGCTCGACTACCTGCTGCCAGTATTCGTCCTTTTCTTCTATTCCGGCAGTCTGGAGAACCAGTGCCGGAAAGTCGATTTGTAAAAACTTTATGGTGTTCGGTATCTGCTCATGCGTCACTCTCATACTTATACACCTTCTTCTACCTCAAAACTCCGTTCAAGAAGTCGCTCGTTATCCTTGCTAAACGCCTTTATATAGCTCTGTTTTATCGGCCTGATAAAATGTATGCCGTTAGCTGATTTAGCCCGGGAAACAGCCACGTAGAACTGTCCAGGATCCCAACAGCAAGGATCAATGTTGATTTTTTCAAATGTCTGTCCCTGTGATTTATGAATACTAATCGCCCATGCAAGTTTTACCGGGAACTGAGAGAATAATCCAACTTTCTTACGGACAATCTTCTCTTTCACGATCTTCTGACCGTCCTTTTCTTGTTCGGATTTCTCAATAACCTGTTTCTCAATGTCTTTACTGTATCTGTACAAGTTAACTGTTTTACCTTTATCAGTCTTGATGACCAGATAAGATTCTTCAAATTCTCCGTTGTCCACAATTTTCTGGATGATGCCAATCGTTCCATTGACGTAGTTTCCAGACAGATCATTGACTGTAATCATCACTTTTGCACCGATGTTAAGAATTAAGTCCTCTCTGGCAAATGCAATGTTCTTAATATCAGCAGACGTTAATTCTCCGTCAACTGCTGCATGAAACACTTTTTCGGTCTTTTTATCCAGTTTTCCGAGAAAAGTATTATTAATCCGATCAGCTTCAGCATTTGTTCCAACCAGGAATGGTGCTTCCGGTATAACTTTATCTGCTTCATTGTTCTCCAGATAAGCAATCGATTTACGGATATTGGTACCGTATTTAATATCATTCAGTACGTACTTAAACCCTTCGTCATTCTGCCTGCATACTTCATCAAGCTTGATATATTCAAACCCCATTTCTTTCCAGTATTCAGACATGAAAGCATATCCGTGTTCGTACTTTCCACCCTTTCCATAATCAGATCCATACATCCGGCAGAGGATTTTACGATCATCTGTTGTGATAACTGGTGGAAGCTGGTAGAAATCCCCGATTACGATCAGTTGAACGTCTTCTTTATCCTCTCCGCTCAAAAGTCTATCAACCGCTCTCTCTTCATTTTCTGTAATGATCGTCTTCGCAATCATATTAAACAGGTCGAACCGGCACATGCTGATCTCGTCAATAATAAGAATATCCGCTTCCTTCAACAGTTCGGCTCTGGATTTCACTTTTTTCTTGTAATCCTCAAATTTGATTGAGATATTCAATGCACGATGCACAGTAGTCGCTCCATATCCGATATTGTCCGCAGCTATTCCAGTAGTAGCAGATACCAGAACACTTTTACCAGCTTTTTCCGCCTCATCAATAAACGTTTGAATAACCGTTGTTTTACCTGTTCCTGCATCTCCCGTAAGGAAAACATTACTGCCAGACAACATTGTGTCCAATGCGTACCGCTGTTTTTTATTAAGCTTCTCTTTTTTCATTTTTGTAACCACTCCTTATGCCTTAGTAACCAATTGTAACAATCTGAATTTTCAAACAATTTAATTTTATTTTTTAATTTGTGTAATCATTTTATTTTTGTAACCAACGTGTAACCAACATTTCAACTACATTGGTTACACCGCAAACCCTTATTTTATGCGGGTTTCAGAGTTATGTAACCGTGTAACCAATGTAACCAAGGTTTTCCTATAGGAGATTGCAATGTATATATGATTTTTTTATATATTTTTTTATTCCCTATACACATGCTTTTCCGCGGGTTACATGGTTACATGGTTACAAATCACGAAAACGGAACACTTGTTCCAGTATTAGCAGGTATAAAATCAGCTTCAACATGCTCATTTTCCTGTTCGTCTTCAAGATCTTTTATATCAATAATCTTTACAGCAACAAGTCTCATTACACTTCCCCCATCTCTTTTTATTACCGTATCCCTTTTTCCTGTATGCTTAATTAATTCTCGATTAATCGCCCATGCTGAAAAGGCTTTTCTGGAGAATCCGTTGTTTTTTAGGAGATTTTCAAGAGGTTTCGGATAAAAATACACATATACATCTCCATACTCATCTGGTGTTTCCTTAAATCCCCACTGATCGCAACTGAATTGCGCATCAAAGTGCTGCCCGTACACAGAAAGACTTTCGATGATAAACTCATAGCATCTCTGTCCTTCCGATACGTCTTTCTTGCGTGTAGGTATGTCCACAACATCCTCGACTGTCAGCTCACGTCCATCCTTAAATATGAAATCTGTAGCTAATTTGTCAGCCAGTAGGAGCGTGGATATAGCCATGACCTGTTTTGCCGGAAAATTATATCCATCAAAGCCCTTTTCAATCTCAGACTTCATTTCTTTTAACTCATCCGGTGTAAATTTTTTAAGATTTCCAACAAATACTCTTCCAGCAAAACCATAATTTTTCATTACAGTGCTGTTAATCTCTGCCGGATTCTCGTAAATATCCTCGCAACACTCAATTTCAACAATTCTGTTGATTGCTCCACCGGAATCTGCAAATTCCGAAATAGGGTTCTCACCGTTACAAATGGTTACATTACACCATGTATTCTCCTTAGCTGCTCCGAGGTCCTTATTTGATCTTCCTTTCCCTTTACCGGAACAGAGATTGTAAATCAATGTTTCGTAGTTGTCCCGAATATATTGAGAAGCGTTCTTAGAGTCATCGAGGATCATCGGAAGGTTATTGAGCATATCTGCCCTTGTCTCCAATGATGTATCTGTTGAACGAAAATTCCCAACGTAGGCTCCCGGTGCCGGATTCCCCCAAACCGATGCCGCTATATTGATTGTTACCGTCTTTCCGCCTCCTGTCTGCCCATAGAAATCTACAATGAACGGCAGCACATCAAGTGGCTGTATAAGAACACTCGCAAAAGATGCCGCCAGTGCTATTCGTGGTTCCAATCGCCCACATGACCGTAGCTGCTTAGCCAGCGTCACCCACTTGAAGTAATCTCCGCTTTCCTGTATACTCTGGAATAGTGTTTTAAAGCGGTATTCGCCATCAAAAACGATTGAAAGGTCGTAAGGCACAAATACATTGCCATGCCACCCTAACTTGCTTGTAGAGTGCTGTATGTCAATCATATCGGCATTGTACATTTCCACATCTGCCAGATACTTCACAAGAAGCCTTGCATTCTCTGAATTTACCTGCACTCCGAACCTTGCAAGATTAGTTATTGCTCTGGAAGTCACAATGTCAATTTTTGGAACGGTTATTTCCGTCCAATATCCGTCTCTTTTGAAAGCAACTGTAATTTGCTCTTCGCCTGTCTCGATGTTCTTTAGTCGGCGAATCGGCATGATCGGGTGGTGGCACACAAGTTCCCTTGCCTTGGATGTCTCGGAAGAAAATATTCCGTTTTCCGTAGCTATCCAGCTTCCGCAAGCCATGTTAGGATATTCTTTTCCAATATCATCCTCATAAAAATTTGTTATATTCTCAACCAGTTGCATGGAACGATTTGCTTTTTCTTCCTTTTCCTTGTCCTGTTCTGCTTTCTGGAATTCTTTTATGAATTCCTCGGCTATGCTTTTTACTCTTACGTTCTTTGCTCTGTCCATCAACTTAAATTTAACTTCCGAGCGGTCGATTTTACTTTTTATCGCAAAAAGTTCTTCATATAACTTCTTCTGCATAAAATCATTTGCTTGCAAATTTTCAATATTTTCAAGAATGCTTCTCACCTCCTGCCTTAGCTGATAATATTTCATATCTGCTTTTTTCTTTTTCAAGGTTGAACTGGCACATATACCACTCTTCTGAACCAGGAGGGAAAGTTTTTAGTGCTGTTTCGTACATAAACATGTTCTTTTCTACCTGTTCAAGTTCGCTGGGATCCTGAGCGGGATTGCATTTTTTTGATTTGATATCTCTCATTTCATGTCTGATCTGGTTGCGGCTTTTACCTTTTTTTGATACATAAGTACCGCCCAGTTCAATAAATGCAGTACTAAAAGGAACGGATTCGTATTGCATCACGAAATCAAACACATCACCGCCGATTCCACAGCCGAAACAGTAGAAAGAATCATCGTAGATTTTGCAGGATGCTGACTTTTCCTTGTGAAAAGGGCAACATATAAATCCCGCTCTGTTCGGTTTCAGTCCATATCTGGAAAGAATTTCCGGCATTTTCACTGACTGTTTGATTTCTTCCTTAGTCATGACAGCAACTCCACGATTCTCCGCCCGGTTTCTTCTTTTGTACAGAATTCAAATCTGACACCGTATTTATCTCTAATCGTGCAAAGAGATTTATATAGCTGACAGCCATCAACAGCCTTGTCAGATATCACAGTCTTTACTCTCTTGCCGTTTACAGTTCTCCAGATAACTTTATGTTTTCGGGGATTCTCCCAAAAATACACATCACCAACAGATTTAATATCTGGACCATGCTCGCATAGGATGATTAACTGTATACCTGCTTCACGCGCTCTAATCAGCTCCGCTTTGAATCTTTCATGCTGCTGGCATACATTTCCGCATAACTCCTGCAAATCCTTTTTGCGGTCAATACAGAGCTTTGCATTGTCCAAAGATTGATAGTCTCCGCAGTATAACTTTGATCGGAAATATTGTACTTCAAGGCTGTCAAACTGATTCTGAATCCGTTCCCATTCTGATTTATGTTCCCTTGTGTCTACTTGTATAACCATTAAAAACACATCCTTTTAATTGAATGGAAGTTCTTCCTGTACACTGTCTGGAATATTCATAAAGTCAGTACCTGCCGGATTCGCTCCCATGATAGCTTCTTCCTTCAGATGATCGTCATAGGCTTTTGTGGTGCGCTCTTCTGGGATGTCCGCATCCTTAATTCCTTCAATACTGCGGAACCATGCAAGTTTGTGACGTTTTACTTCTCTGTTGTCGTACCAGTCTTTCTCCAGACGGAAGATACCGCCGATTAGCTTACCTTTAAACTGCTGTCCGAAGTTGTCACCCCACTTAACAGCAAAACCCGGATTTGACTTTTCTACGCATGTGATAAATGTTTTAAGGTTACGGACACCATAATCTACGCTCTCGTCAATAACCATATAGTTAGTACCGGCATTCGGATACTTCTTGTCCGGACGAATGTCATTTTCAAACTGCTTCATAAAGTAGCCCGCCTGTTCGTCTCCTTCTGCGAAATCAAACAAGATAACAAGCATATCAAGTCCACCCTGGGATTTTTTCTCTGATACCTGCTTAATAACCATCTTGTGTCCGCCAAGAGCAATCGGTTCAAATTCTCCTGCTGCCTGTGTTGTGTCATAGCTATTTGGTTTCTGCATTATTGTTTTCTCCTTTTCCTAATTCGTAATAGTCTCTAATGATCTTGTCTACTTCTGCGAGATCATTATCAATAGTTAAACTGTCAAACATTCCGATCGGAGACTTACTTACTGCTCCCTGGCTGGACTGAGTGACAAATAAGTGTTTTCCGCTTTCTTCAATACAGCGAAGAACGATGGTAAAAAGACCTTCCAAACAAATTTTTTCATCAAGTAGCTTTCCTATGGTCTTTGGTTTCACATCTCCAGAATCATCCTTTTCTTCGTGCATCATCATATATACGATCTTGTCCTGCGGTACTTTCGTGACGATAAACTGGATAAGATTCCAGAAATAGTCTCCAATATCATTGTACAGAGCAAACACTGCATTGCCTTTTCCGGCAGAAGCATGCCCTCTCATAAAGTGATTAGTGATAAGATAGCCTGCATCATCAATAACAATTGACTCTGCTTTTGATGCGATCAGGCACTTCATTACCTGCTGGTAATCATCCGTAAACCATCCGTCAATCTTTCCTTTAAACGGAAGTGGTTTATTCAATACTCTAATAAGGTTCCAGTCAGAATTCTGGCAGTTTCTCAAACTGGTACTCTTGCCAGAACCAGATTTTCCAATAATTAATACTGGTGTTGCCATTGCTATTCCTCCTTGTCATAAACCACATGCTTGCTGCCCTCAACGATCAGCAAACTTGCAATATCTTTCATTGATATGGTTGATTCGTTATAAATCTCAACCAGTGCGTTGTACGCTTCCGGCGAAACTTTCACGACAGGGTTATCCTTATCGGTTGCCGGCTGCTTCTTTCTTGCCGGAATACGGATTTCAAATTCACTCACTAATACTTTCCTCCTTATATGATTTCTGAGCCGTTAAAAGCCCATTCAGAGCCTGTACGTAGCTCGCCAATGTTCTTGCCTTGTATGATTCCTCTATCGGATTATCCGGCACAATAGCAAGCTGGGTGTCAATCAATCTAACAATCTCATTAATGCGCTCTTCCATGTTTACACCGCCTTAAAAAAGCAATACACATTGTCGGAACCATCCCCTCTCACCGGATTTTTTTTGCCATTCGAAAATGTTCCGCCGGCACAGTGATATTCGAGGTGGTTTAGATACATATCCGGGTTTTCCCAGTCAAGAATGTACGATTTCCGTCTGTTCAGCTCCTCTAGAAGCTCGTTCGCCGTTGTTATCAGTTCCATTGTCGGCAGGAGCTTCAATTCTATCTGATTCAGCATTTAACGGACACCTCCCATCTATTAAGAACCTAAGAAGATGTGCTTTTGCAAGTTTGCACTGCTCAGCTGATTCCTCTTCAAGCAATTTACTATCAAAATAAATTATATAATTGCCATCCATTTTCTTACCCGAATTCCACTTTGAATTCATAATGTTGATATCGCAAGCATGCACATGCGAAGCAATATCGAACGAAACAAAATAATCTGTTTCGTTCGAAACTCTCCACGCTAATTCAAAAAGCTCTTTAATTTCTTTTTCAAACATTTCCGTTCTCCTTTCTTAAAGCAGTGCTAAATACGTAAACAGTGCGAATACGATACTTGCCAGGATCTGCTGCAAGTTCTTCTCCCACATCCACACCGGAAGAAAAGTAAGCAAAATCCCAATAATCACACTAACTACGATATCCCTTCTATTTTGTCTAGGTGATTTCATTCTTTTCCCTCCAAAAAGAAAAAAGATTACAGACTGTAAGCAATATACCAGAAGATATTAGTAATGATTAACAGCGCGGCAGTCAAAAGCCATGCACTGAACCACTTCTTAGTCTCTCTCTTTGCTTTTTTTACGATTTCGGTAGCCAACATTGTTTCCAAATCGTTCCATGTAATCTTTTCATTGTTTGTTGCATTTTTTTTATTTTCCATGTTATTTTCCTCTCGCTTAATATTGACTTTTTAGCGGATAGAGGATTATAATTTACCTGTATCCACTAAGGTTGGTTTAGTGGTTTACTGCTCCGGGGTGGAGGTCGTAGCTCCCTCCGGGGCGCTTATGCCAAATTTGCTTCTTTTCTTCTGTAGTAGTCCAAGATAATTCTCGAACATTCATCGACAATCCTTTGATTGTCTTCCGGTGTATTATCCTTGCAGTAATCATCATGTATTCTAATTATCCCGCCAGATTCATTCTTAATTGTTTTAATTACTGCCATAAGAATCTCTCCTTTCTACGATAGATTATGATGCTTCTTCTATTTTGCTTCTTCTGCAAAATGTTTCTCCATGAGATCGGCAATCATCAAGTATTCTTCGGCGATTTTGCCTTTTCTGGTATTTTTCACCTGTTCGCGGAACTCTGGAATTGTTCCATAGAAGCAGCCGCAAGACACTTTAACTTGTTTGTCCTTACATCTGAAGAATGTAGTTGTGCGGAATTGAGTACCGAATCCATGAATAGTTGCGTAATCTGCATTGCCGGACACCCATGCATTGCCGGACACCCATGCATTGTCGAACACCTCTGCATTGCCGAACACCTCTGCATTGCCGAACACCCTTGCATTGCCGAACACCCATGCATTGCCGGACGCCCATGCATTGTCGAACACCCTTGCATTGTCGAACACCCTTGCATTGCCGGACACCCTTGCATTGCCGAACACCTCTGCATTGCCGAACACCCATGCATCGCCGGACTGGTTTACATTTTCTTCTTTTTCTACCCATCCGCCAGTTTCTCCGGCTTCTACATTCCCAAATGATATGAGCGCCTTGATTCGAAAAAGCTTCTTCCCGAAAATGTTAATTTTGGTTTCTGATGTTAATTCAAATTTCTTCATGTTTTCCTCCTTAATTACTGTGAAGTTACAGATTCTTTCTTACCTGATTTTTTGCTCCAGTCAACTATTTTTCCTTTCTTTGTTTCGTTTTTTGGATTTTGTGTTATACTCTCCTTTGGAAAGGAGAGATGTTATGGAAATTTCTGGTTCACAAATCAAATTGTTAAAACGTCTTTATAAAACTGATATACTGTTGTCTGATTTTTCCGATTCAGAAAAAGGAGAAATAGAATATCTTGGGAAACGCGGGTTCATTAAATACAGTAAAGAAGATACCGATTCAAGAATCACACCAACCATTGTCTGCATTCAGTCAGCCGGAAAAGCTTTTTATGATTCTTATGTAAGAGACCGCAAACGGTGGTATATCCCTGTTGTCCTGTCCATTGTTGCCATCGTAATCAGCTTATTTGCACTGTACAAATCTGGACAGGTAATCAATGTTTACATTGACGAAAACAAAATGAATACGGTCACAGCTGAGAATCCTCCAGCAAATGCAGATAACAAATAGGGGAAATTCGGATATCTGTAAATAATTGGTAATCCGTCACCATACTTGCGTAACGCTCTGTGTGCTTGTCTAGCCATTTTCCCATGTGAATAATGAGGGTCACTGTTTATGGAATCCAGAATTTCCCATTTTGTCATGTTTTCATATTTTGACGGTGTTCTGTGGAACATTTGTTATCACCTCCTCGATTCTTACCACCCTAGCACTAAACGGATTAAAACTGTTGCCACACTTGCTACAATTGCTGGAACCACATATTCCATAATCGGATGGCGTTTCATTTTCTTCACCTCCCTACCTTGACTTTTCATATTTATTCTCCTATCCTTTAAGCGCAGGCACTGACATGCTGAGTATTGAGGAAAGGAGACGAATATGGTTGAAACAATCTCAAGACTGTACCACTGTCATAAAATTCATAAACACGTCACTATTTATGAGGAGTATGAGGTTTCTGGTAACAGTCGCCGCCTACTGCGGTGCTCATGTCCATATCATCAATACACGGAAATGAAGCCGCACTGTGATGGGTATAATGACCATGGCTTTCAATGTGGTTATGCAAAAAATCAATAACCAGGCTCACTAACTCATCTGGTCGCTCGCTGGGCGATAGGTAACAGTAAAGCCGCAGATCACAGTTGCAACAGTCTCCACCAGATTCTTTGCAGTGCCGACTGACGGCTTTATTAAATTGTAATGTGTCCATTTACGCTCCTTTCATATTTGTTTTTATGAACTCTTTTCACTTTTACTTTCTTCTTTCTCTTTTTAGTTTTGAACGAAGATTTCTTTCCAGTAAAGTGTGTAAAATTATTTGCTCCCATTATTTACCACCTATTTCTCTACGAAATAATTTCTTTTTTTGATATGTACTCACTCCCTTTTTATGCTATACTCTCCTTTGGAAAGGAGGAATTTGCTATGCCCGATAATTTTGGTTTAAGTTACAGTGAACTTTCAGAAATCCGTACTATAAATTCAGAACTGGCAGCACACAATATTGCTTTAGCTTATATCCAAGCAACTGCACAAGTTAATAAATTAAACAGAGAAGATGAAGTTAATTCTTCTGATGTACTGTCACTGTCCAACCAGTATGTACAAGCCTATAACTATGCTTATAATTTTGTCGTTCATGAAAATAAGATTATAAACGAGGCTGAATAGTATTTATTAAGGTGTCTTGACTCCGCTTATACATTTCTTCCATAACAGAGTCCAGATGCTTACGGGCAACTTTGCTTTCTGCGATTGTCAATTCTCCCATTGCCATTACGCAATTTTCTACTGCCTTGAGAATCTTTTCTTTATCATATCCAAGCATCTCAAAAGCATAGTCCGTAAGTCCGGCGATTGATTTTCCTTCCATCTTCATACACTCCTTTCTACTTAACTTCTGGCAACCTTGGTTCAAGAAACTTGTCGGTCCCAACGGATAACGCCCCACAAATTAGTTCGTATTCATCGAAATCTAATCTGCGATTTCCATTGAGAGAAAGATTGAGTTTCTGAACAGGAATTCCAGTTCTGTTGGCGACAAATGTCTGTGTTATGCCGTTGTTTTCAAGGTATGACTTGATTTTCTTACCAACGCACATTCTTCATTTCTCCTTTCTGTTTGAATTTCGTTCCTATCGAACAATTATAGTATAACTTCGAAATATCCGAATGTCAAGAAGAAGTTTCGAAAAAATCGAAATTATTTTATTGACAGTCCGAAATTTTTATATTATTATTAGTTATGAAGGGAGGAAACGATAATGACATTTGGCGAGAAAGTCAAGCAAGCCAGAACGGTAAAGAAGCTGACCCAGAAACAACTTGCAGAAAAAATCAATGCAAAGCACAATTCAATTAGTGACTGGGAAAAAGATAAGTGTAAGCCAGACATGGACACTATTGAACTTCTATGTGGCGTTTTGGAAGTAACACCGACATACCTCATGGGTTCTAAAAGCGATGATGATTATGCAACCATAATTGGAAATCTTATGTCGGAACCTGACATCTTAGATTTTATCGAGGAATACAAAGCACTCGATAAAGAAGATAAGAAAGCAATAAAACAAATAGTTTCATCGCTAAACAAAAGGAGCAAGGGTTAATCCCCTTGCTTCTTTGATTTCAGATATTTAATAAGAATCGTATAGACAAATTTTAACTTGCCCTCATTTTCAGTATTCTCTATCATTTCAATAATTTCCTTTTTGTAATCCATTTTCCGTCCCTCCAATATCACGCAAGCAAGAACATTTGTTCTCTTTTATTCCATTATACCCTCTTCTCAGCGATATAGAACGGACTGGATCATACTTCTTGCCCTCTGCTTAAAAAGTGTTCCCTCCATTTGTCTTGAACGATTCAAAAAGAAATGACATGTACATTCCGCAGAAATATTGTTGCTTTTCTTCACAACAAATGACTGCTGCTCTGCTTCAGATACAACCGCCTGTGTATAATTATGTATCACATA